CACCAATCTTGCACATGATGTCGTGACATTCAATTGGGTACAGGCGGCGACCTGCAGCACCTCTAAACTTCTCAACACAAAATGCAAACAGTTCTTCCAGCGGGGCTGGGCCACTGGCACGACCACCAAATGTCTTGAGACGTGCGCCAGCAGGACGAACCTCTGACGTATCCCATTTGGGAATCTGCCCTGCGTACAGGAGAGAGATGAGTTCACGCAATGATTTGGCCCAGCCCGGACGTGAATCGCCAACTTTGATTACAGTATCGGTCTCATGAAAAGACTCGTTGACGATTGGCAGCTTCTCTACATGGTGACGTTCCACAGAGAAGCCTACACCAGTGCCGCACATGAGGATATACATTGTCTCGTCAAATGCACGAGCATTATCCACAGGAACATAGGAACAGTTGTATCCACCGACATGACACCTATCAAGTGCAGGTCCGGCAGTCATCAATGCTCTCATGCTTGGCATGATGTCTTGGTTAAGCACTGCCTCTTCCAAATCAGACTTGAGTTGACACGCAAGTTTATATCCGTGCTTCTTTTCAAGATGAGATGACAAGTAGTCAAAGTAGCGAGATACTGTTTCTGTCCATGTCTCACGCCTCTGCTCATCATCTTTCCACCTCGCATAGCGAGACAGTGCAATAAAGTTTTGATAGTCTGTAGGTAAATAGTTATTCATAGGGGTCACTCCTGTATGGTTTTTATTGATTTAATTATTGTTCCTTCTACATCATAGAAGTACTCTTGGATGGCATCTTCAATTTCAATTGCCACATCATTGTCTATTGGTACTGGGTATTCTTCGGGGTCAACATAGATAGTCATATAAACCTTAACTCTTATCATAGTAACCTTCTACTTCCTCTATTAGTTTTCCTAAGTACCACTGTGCTTTCTTCAAGTCCTCTGTGCCATTCTTATAACGGTATCGCCAAAGATACTTCATTATATTTCCTTGAAGGTAGTATTCATACCCATCTTCAGTGGCGGCACGGATAGCCTCAATACACTCCACACCAGCCTTGTTATAATGAGGTGGGCTGTTTACCATGTCCACGTTACCATATGCTTCTTTGCCACCACGTTCCTTTTCTTCACAATCACGGATAATTTTTCCATAGTCTGTCACTACGCATTTCCTTTCGCTTTAGTTCCAAAAGATAGACGGAATACATTACCATCCTCTTGTGTTACAGAAACTTCTGATGGCTCTTCTACATCTTCAATCAAGTTGTCCAATTCACTCATTACATAATCATGTACATAGTCACGAAGATTTTCGTCTTTTTCCATAAGTGGTACTGTAGCACACATCATCTTAGCAAAATGCATTAGTTGATGGTAACTTTCATCGTCCAAATCATTCTGCGCACTTGTGATAATAGCAATATCAACTTCACCTGTCCACTCATTTTGAACACTTGTTGGTCTTATTCTCACAACAAAGTCTTGTTCTGAAACTTCAAAATATTCATTGTCCATAGTCTATTTCCTTTTTACCTTACTACCCTTAAACTTAATAAAAGTAGGATGTTTGTTTTTACCTTTTTCTTTCAGCCAATCTTCTGGAATAACACGGTCATAATACCTGAATCCATACTTCATACACCATTCAGCGTAAGATGACTTTGCTCCCTTGCGTAACTTTCGTCTGCTATTCTCAAACACAAACCTAATATCTAAGTTAGGATGTTGTTTTTTAATTGCAAGGTGCTTTCGCCTATCAGCGGCAGTAAACATCCCTTTAGTCTCAATAATAATACCGTTGGGCAGCACAAAGTCTGGCGTGTAGGTTCTGTACGCAAGGTCTTCCCACTCAATCTTAACACCTTCATAGATATAATCTATACCTTGTTCCTTGAGTGCGTCAGCAACCTTTAATTCTAAACCGCTACGGTATCCATATTTTCGTGCTGCCCTAAATTGTTTTGCGTTAGGCATTTTTAAACTCATCTGTAAGTTTAACATATGCAACAGTCTTTGGGTCTTTTGCCTTAGACATTACTGCTGGGCGTTCTTCAATCTCAGGCCAACATGAGTATCTGTATGAACAGAATGTACAGTTGTCATTCAAGACCATGTTACCTGTTTCTTTACGATTGAATACTTCTTTGACTGGCTCAAAACACCGTTCAAATTTATTGTCTTCAACCTTATCAACAGTCTTCTTGATAGTCTCTAGTTCTTTATCAACATCTAGTCCTGTTGCCGGAACATACTTAAACTGCCCATTGCCTTTGTTGACTACCCACCAACCACCAGCACGTTTACCTGATGCTTTGGCGTAGCCAGCAAGTTGTCCTACATAACCAAATGCATCTTTATCTGCTAGGGTGTCATAAGACTGAAACTTGTTTTGATAAGACCACGGAGAGGCTGACTTAACATCATCCACAGCACCATCAATAACAATATCATATGTGCCATGAACGGATGTGTCATCATCAACTTTGAGAGTAACTTGTTCAGCATCTTCATACTGTACTCCTGCTTCCTTGAGTAGACCCTTGAATACTGCTTCAACAATATCACCAAGCATCATGTTCATTACAAATGTTGTCGGGCGGGGTAACGCTTCTTCTGGTTTATTCTTGTCGAACCACAGTTGGCAAGTTGGCCTACCGATGTTTGACATCCGAAGTTTAAACTTGTCTCGCTTATTACCACCGCCAAACTGACGTTGCAGTGCATCTGTCACATCATCTGCAACTTGCTTAATGGTGTCTGCAGAAATGGTTGTCTTACCATTTGCTGCATTTTCCATGTATTGATGCAACGCCAGTTCAGCAGGATGGTTCATTACGCTACCTCTTCATCGTCTGCTTCAACGTCAACGATGTTATCAATAATGTCCACATCTTCTTCTTCCATAGTAGAGTTTGCTTTATCTGACCATGTGTTGATGATGTAGGAATTATAGTTATCAACCCAAGCAACAAAGTCACCAAACATTTTATGTTCGTTCTCTTCAATGTTTAGTGTATTGCTCAAGTCAAGAGATACTACACGAAGAAAGAAACTATTGCCATTTGGCAGTTTACGTTCTTCTGTATTAGCCGTAATGAGATGCTGGATAGGTAGACGCTGCATCTTGGCTAGTTTACCAAAACTTTCTCCGACAATCTTGAACGCATCACGATTATCAATCTCCCAGATGAAAGCAGTCTCGTCCAGAGTAACTTCCTCACCCTTATTGTTTACAGGGTTGATAAGTTCTACCGTACCCAGAACGACACGTACCCGCTTAATCTCTTTGATTAAGTCTTGTGTCTTCTTTGGCAATGCTTGAAAGTCTTGGATATATCCAGCAGGTTTGCCACAGTTAAATCCACCATCATTATCCTTGAGGTCAATGTTGAGTGTATCAGCCATGACTGTCTTTACAAAACGATTAGGCGATTTGTCACTGCCTTTAATAAATCGTTTGTACATAAAACGCTGCATGTAAGGGCGTACCTTTACAGAATTAGCATAATAAGTTGGGCCATCTGGAATCTCCAGTTTGTATGATCCACCTTCTACTACTTCCATGTTAACAGTCTTACCATTAACTTCGGCAGTACCCATAACCGGGTTATGGTTAATACGCAGTCGTGCCAATGTACTACTGTTTTTCTTACCACCGCCTTCATCAGCAATACCCATTGCTTTTGCCATTGCAGCGTAATTGTTTGTGTCGATTGTTGTGAGTTCCATTTTTACTCCTATACTCTAGTGTGTGAAAGCCATAGTTATATCATGCTACGTCTTTTGTGTCAAGCCAGTTTGGTCCTATTTTTGCCTCTAAAAGTAAGGGAACATTGAAGTTGATACCCCACTTTGATGCAATGAGACTAGGTAGGTCTTCATTGGCTTGGTTGATAATCTGAATGACAGCCTGTTCTTCATCTGGGTGGATGTCAATCACAATACTGTCGTGAACTGTATTCACTATACATGATTGCATATCAGATAGCAACCCCTCAATGTGCAATAATGTTATAGGCACAATATCTGCAGTAGCAAAAGACTGCACAGGGTAATTCTTAATCTGTGTGAAGTGACTTACCTTACCACTTGCCTTACGGTACACATCAGGAAATGAAAACTCACGGCCTGATGGTGTCTTAATTGTCAAAGTGTTTAAAGCCTCTTTAGCCAATCGGGTATGCCAAGCTGCGACCCCTTGGTATTTCTCGTTGAAGTGTTCATAGTATTGCGCTTCTGCTCTTGTTCTGCCAAAGCCTGTCGCACCATAAAGTGGCGCAAACGTGTGAGCCTTCGCATCTTGGCGACTCGTAGGTTGACCAGCATCACTAATAACTTTAGCGGTATATGAGTGTACATCAAATCCAGTAGATACTTCTTCAATTGCTACTCCATCCTGTGATAAAAATGCGGCGGCACGGAACTCCAACTGTGCAAAGTCGGCTTCCATAATCTTACCACCTTCCCAGCGAGATACAAACACCTTCTTAACAGGGAACGTACCACCACGTGGCATGTTCTGCATGTTAGGGTCAGCACCAGAGAAACGACCAGTCGCAGTGCGGTGCTGTAGTAGACGGACATGCAGTTTACCGTCTGACTTAGTGTGTATCTTGATACCATCAACAAATGATGACAGGTAAGTGTCTACAGCAGATAGTCTGCGTACCTTTGACAAGAAGTCAACTGCATCATCCATGCCTTTGTATTTAGCAGAAGATTCAAGAATCTCTAGATTACCTTTACTTGTTGTAAAGCCATTAGCACTTGCCCACTTAGCAGATGGTGGCTTAAACTTTAATCCTGCATATTGATCAGTAGGAGTAAAAAGATAACCACTAGAGCCGCATGTAACACATCGGCTGGGCTTAGAATATGGTGTTCCATCTTTCTTAATCTTCCTTATATAACCTGTGCCTTCACAATCAGCACACTGTTTAGCCTTAGTCTTATACAAACGCTCTGTGCCAACAGCAATCTGTGTACGGAACTCAGCATCATCCATGTATGGGTCAATGGCTGACCCCCACTCCTGCTTGTCCTTTACTTTCCTGCCGTAGATAACCCAAGACAATTGTTCAGGACTGTTGAGATTGATTGGAGTGTCACCCATTAGTTCCTTGACATGTTTCTGAAGTGATTTAATCAACTGAATCTTTTCTTGTTCAAACTCAGTACGAACACTCTCAAGCATCTCAAGGTCTACGCAGAAACCTTTCTGATAAATCCTAGCCAGTGAAACACAAACCTGATTAGTCAATACTACTGTATCTAACAGACCAGCATCAGATGAACTGTTAAGCCTATAGTGCAACTTGTCAGACAACTGCTGTGTAGCATGAAGGTCAGCAGAAAGGTATTC